CCAGTTCTTCGAACTGGCGAAACTCGCCACCGGCCTGTCGGAAAAAGAGCTCGACCAACTCAAGCGTCCGGACTACGTGACCATCGCCCAATACGTACATGAGATGTCGACACGTCCTGCATCGTTCTTCCTCGACGGGCAGGCGGAATCGACCCACGACCAGCCCATCCAACTGTTGCAGCCCCTCGACGCTGCTGGCCGTACCTTCACCGAGCTGTCCCTGGAAATGCCCGCCCTGCGCGCCACCAAGGTGATGAAAAAACTCGCCACCAACAAAGAGCGCGCCGAGTTCATCACCGCTCATTGCAGCGGCCTGATGATCCCCGATCTCGCCAACCTGACTGTGCCCGACTGGACCGAATTGCAGGAGCGCATCGACGATTTTTTAAATCAACCGGCGGCTTTCTTTCGCAACGCGACATCGACGTGATCCTCGATGTGGTGCCGCTGGTTTACTCGGTCAATGAGGCGGAGATCCTGGATTGGGATGCCGCAAAAGCATTGCGCCGCTACGACATCGCGATCACTCGCCTTGGCGTTAAACAGGAGTAAGCGGGATGCAAGAGACTAAATATGGGGTCCGGCTCGTCCAGGAGGATTTACGCTGGATGATCGGCGATGCGGACCTCGGCAGTGTGCTCACACCGTTTACCGCAGGTCTTGCCGCACCGGTGAGCCTGGAGGCTGCGCCGCAGCCGCAGCCGCCGCTCACTTCGGCGCTGATGACTGTCAGTACCGGCCTCAATGCCTTGACGCAAGAGCAAGTCCGGCTGCGCGAGACGCTGGAGACCCTCAACAGCACACTGTCCGCCCGCGAACAAACGCTGGCAACCAAGACAGCTGATGTCACTGCTGCACCTGGCGCAAGTGAGCCAAAAAAGCCCGAGCCTGCTACCCGTTCCTGGCGCGAGCAGGGGCTTGAGATGGGAACCGATGCCGTTAAGTTCGTCGGCAAGGAGGTGGTCAGCGGTTTGTGGGATAAGGCCAAAGACAGGCTTTCAGGCAAAGCGCTTGATGCCGTGGCGGACAGGTATCCCACGGCCGCGAAGTGGCTTAAAGAGGACAAGGACGGTAACAAAGGTAAGGAGTGCTGCTGCACGGGAGCCCTTCCTCCGGATATTCGCGGATCATTGGAGCCGGTGCAGTCACAGGTGCCTGAGGGTGTGGGCAAGACCGCCAGGGAGCAAGAAAAAGCGCGCCCTAAAGACACACGGAAAAAACCGCGTGGCCCGCGTAGCAAGACCCGTCAATCCAGCTCGCGCGAGGTCAAGACCAGCGTGGTCAGAAGGGCCATGGATCTCAAGTCGCCACGTGCTGTGCCTGCGGCCAAGGTGTCGCCTCCACTCAATGTCGTGGTCCAGCGGCAGCTTCCATTCGAGGGCACGCGTGCGAGTCAGGCCGCGACCGGTCTTCCCGGTCGGTCGTTTGCCTCCTCCGCAGCACTTCCGACATCCCGTCCCCTGATGCGCGGTGCGGGCAAAGGCCTGGCGGCCGGGTTGTCGGGCACCCTGGCGAAGTTGGAGTCATCCGCCGTCCGCCGTCTTGGCCCGTTGAGGTATGTCGACACGGCCATGGATGTGGCCCAAGGCGTACGCAATGGCGACGTCAAGGCCATCGGCGCCGGCCTCAGCACGGCCGGTGGCGCCTGGGCTGGAGCCTCTGCGGGTGCAGCCATCGGCACGCTGGTTTTCCCCGGTGTGGGGACTGCTGTCGGCGGAGCAATCGGAGGCTTGCTCGGCAGTGAGGCGGGCGCTTGGCTCGGTGACAAGCTGTTCGGGCCTAGGGACCGTCTGCCGGCGCCTGCAGATGTCGGCAAGCACCTGAGCAACGCCCAGGCTGACAACCGCCAACTCACCTTCTCCCCGCACATCACGATCAACGCACCTGAACAGGCCAGCTATCAGCAACTGGCTGCGCTGGTGGTGCAACAGATTGAGGCTCAATTCACGCCGTTGCCGATGGACAGCTTGCTGGCGACGCGACGTGACTCGGCCCTGACTGATACAGGAGTAGCGTGATGCGACAACAGATGGCATTGGGCACGTTTATTTTTGGGCTGTCCCGTGGGTTTGCCTACGACACCCTGGACCGTGCAAGCAGTGGTGGTTGGGTAAGCCTGGAGATCGTGGCCGGTAAACCCAAGTCCAGCCAGGTCGGCCAGGCGCTCGAAACGCTCGCCTTTGGTGGCAAGGCCGCACGGGCACAGGGTATGGCGCGGCTGGATGAGTTGCGTGCGCTGCAAGCCCTTCGTGTGCCGTTGCCTTTGGTCGACGGCGTAGGCCTCAGTTGGGGGCTGTGGACCATCAAGTCGGTGGACGAAAAACAGTCCAGCGTCATCGATGACGGTACGGCGATGGTGATCAATTGGTCGGTGGTACTGGAGGAGTTCGTCAATGCGTAGGGTACGAAGTATTGCGGGTGATTCGGTGAACCTGCTGCTCTACCGCGAGCTAGGGCGCTGTGATGATGCGGCCGAGGAAGTGTTGTGGCGCTTGAATCCTGAATTGGCCGAACAGGGCGCGGTATTGCCTGCGGGCGTCAACGTGATTGTGCCTGAACTGGAGACACAACCGACCGCCAATCAGCCGGTTTCGGCCTGGGATTAAGGAGTCACCATGACACTTGGATTTACACCGGTGGTGGAAATTTACGGCGACAACGCCGCGCTGCTCAATGAGCGGCTACTGGAGTGGGAACACACCGATTTGGCGGGTTTCGTGTCCGATCAGTTGAAGTTGACCCTCGACATCGAAGGCCTTGAAGGGTTGCCTGGCTTGGGCGGGCATATCGGCCTGCGCGTTGGCTACCGGGAATCCGGCCTGGTGGATAAAGGGCGTTTCAAGATCACTCAGCGTACGCCGTCGCTGTTTCCGCTGCGCGTGGTGCTGGTGGCGACGGCAGCGCCTTTTGATGAACCCGAGTTCAAGAAGCGACGAACCGCCAGTCACGGGCCGATCAGCCTGGGGGCGCTGTTTCGCCAGTTGACCACTCGCCATGGCTTCTCACCGCGTGTGGCACATGACTTGGAAGGCGAACAGATCCAGCATATCGACCAGACCAATGAAAGCGACATGGCGTTTTTGACGCGGTTGGCCAAGCGGTTCGATGCGGTGGCCAAACCCGTCGACGAGCTGTATGTGCTGGGCCGCAAAGGGCAGATCAAGTCGCTGTCTGGCAAGGTTTTGCCGGATGTGCAGCTGTCGATCACCCGTGATAACCGTCCGGGAGATCGTGCGTTTGTTTCCGCCAGCTTTACTGAAACCAGCCGCGCGACCTACTCCGGCGCCCAAGCGCGCTGGTGGGATGCAGCCGCCGGTAAACAACACGTGGTGGAGGTGGGGGGCGCGCCGTTCAAGGTCATGACGCAGCGTTACCAGAGCGAGGCTGAAGCCAGAACTGCCGCTGAGGGCGAGATGCGTCGAGTGGGCCGTGAGGGCTTGCAGGTCAGTGTGATCTGCCCTGGAAACCCCTCATTTGGCGCCGAAGGGCTGTTGCTGTTGGACGAGTCCTGGCCTGGCTTTATGCGGGGTCGTTGGTCGATCGACAGTGTGACTGCCAGCGGCAAGCGCAAAGAGAGCTACCGATGTGCGATCAAGGCCAGTGGTTTGTCCCCGGCCGAGTGAGGAACCATGCTGATAACACTGCCCCAACTGCTTCAAATCCTGCCGGGAGCCCGCCTTGGAGCGGGCTCTTTTTTGCCCGCACTGAACATGGCAATGTCCAGGTTTGAGATCGGTCAACCCAAGCGCATTGCTGCGTTTCTCGCCCAGGTCGGTCATGAGTCCGGCGAATTGCGTTACGTGCGTGAACTGGGCAGTGATGAATATTTGAGCAAGTACGATACTGGCGCATTGGCCGCACGCCTGGGCAACACACCCGAAGCCGACGGCGACGGCCAGAAATACCGGGGCAGGGGGCTGATCCAGATTACCGGACGCCGCAATTACCTGTCTTGCAGCCAGGCACTGTTCGGCGATGATCGTTTGTTGCGGGAACCGACGTTGCTGGAGCAGCCGCAATGGGCGGCCGAGTCGGCGGCTTGGTTCTGGCAACGCAACGGCCTGAACGAACTGGCCGACAAGGATCAATTCACTGCGATCACGCGACGTATCAATGGCGGGCTCAATGGGCTGGAGGATCGCTTGCGGTTATGGGCGCGGGCTAAGGCGGTGTTGTGCGTTTCTTAGGCGCGTGCCGCTTGATCGGTGTATGCCTGCTGATGGCGGTTGTGTGGCAGGTACAGGCCTGGCGGTACGCGGCGCAGATCGCACATTTGTCGGCAGCGCAGACGCAGGCAGCCCTGTACCAGAAGCAGGTCGAGCAGGATAAGCGGCTGGCCCTTGAGCAACAGCTCAGTGCCGATGATCAACGACATGCCCGGGAGTTGAGCGATGCCCAACGTAACCAAGCTATTTTGCGCGACCGCCTGGCCACTGCTGATGTGCGGTTGTCAGTCCTTCTCGACGCTTCCAGTGGCTGTCCGGTGCCAGCCTCCACCGCCCCCGGCAGCGTGGTTCATGCAGCCCCGCGAGCCCGACTTGACCCGGCGCATGCTCAGCGAATTATCGGCATCACCGACGACGGTGACAGCGCCTTGATCGCCTTGCGCGCGTGCCAGGCTTACGTGCGTGCCGTCGCCCGTTAGCGTCTTGAGACAGTCCGTCACTTGCGCGTGCGAGCGGCTCCTGTAGGGTAGGCGAACCCCCGCCCACGTCTGGAGACGACCGTGAAGGAAATCACTCAACTGGCTGCTGAATTGGGGCGCCGCTTGCAGGTGCTCAATGCCCATGTCACCACTGCCGAGTCCTGCACCGGCGGTGGAATCGCGGAAGCCATCACGCGGATTCCGGGGAGTTCGGCCTGGTTCGAGGCGGGGTATGTCACCTATTCCAACCGTCAGAAGACCCGGCAGCTGAATGTGCCGGAAATGCTGTTTTCAAAAGTCGGCGCTGTCAGCCGGGAAGTGGTGGAAGCGATGGTCCGCGGCGCACAGGAAAAAAGCCTGGCGCGTTTTGCTGTCGCCGTCAGCGGTGTGGCGGGGCCGGATGGCGGTTCGCCGGACAAACCGGTGGGCACTGTATGGCTGGCTTTCGGCGTGGGCGAGGACGTCACGGCCGAAGTTGAACACTTCACCGGCAACCGCGACGAGGTCCGCCGACAAACGGTAA